AGGATTATGGAAGTAGGAAATAGGCAAAACGCCGGTAACTTTATCCCGACGATAAGTCCGGCAAACGTCAAATTAGTCGGTGTGATGACCGTAATGCAGATTGCAGGGGTTTGGAAAATTGCACCTTACCGAATTTGGTACATGATTCGTCACGGATTAATCCGTCATGGGTTGAATTTGGGTAAAACAGTTGTTTTTCCCGGTGACGTAGAGGATTATTTTAGTGCGCACCCTCAAAATCTCAGTATATGGCAGGGTAGGTACCAAGCGGCTAAACGGCAGTATAAAAAGAATCAACTTAAATTGTGATCGAATGAAAGAGCTATTTAAATTCCATCGCAATCGGGGATTTAGCGATTGCGAGACATGTGGCGGGAAAGGGTATACAGAAATCGATGTGCCCGGCTCAAAGCCGCTGCGCATGATGTGTATGGATTGTGAACGTGCCCGTATTCGAAAGATGCAGGAGCGTGTTGAGCAT